TCTTCACATTTCTAATATTGACTAACACTTGCCAGACATTTTTCATTGCGTCCTGCGTGGTTATAGCATAATTGGGAACGACCTTGAACTGAAATCTTTTCTTTGCAGCAGCTGTGTAATAGGATCCAAGCGTGGCTTCGTCTGCTCTTTCCATCCTCTTGTCCACCAAACACACGCTTACACCTCCTCTGCAATTGTCAGGCAAATTCCACTCGCCCGTGACGACTAGACCAGCTAAACAGACATATCCACTATCAATGAGCTTAACTCCTTTAAGAAGGTTAACCTCTGACAATGATTCATTCTCATGAACCATTATTTTATCAACTTTGGAACACATAACACTCTTAACAGGAGTAAACATCGACGGTAAGATCTTCTCCATTTTTGTCAGGTCGATAAACTCATTGATGTTCACTTTCCCTTTAACAACTAGAGCCATCTATAAACAAACTTCTAAAAAGAACTTTATCAGACAAATACTTTACCAGACTTTTATAAACAAACGAACCTGGAGGGGCGGTCTTATGAACCTCCCATACAGCGTCGTCCAACTGTGTGTAATACGCACAATTGTTCAACGAAACAGCAACATCACAAAGAGACCTTCTGAACTCCTCCAAGTGTTCCCAATCCTTGATGTGTTTAGCACCAAGTTTCGAGATCAACTTTAGGGGATCGTAATACACAATGCACCCTCTGTCGTGATGTATTACATACCTTCCGCAAAAGTATCCATACTGTTTTTTAAACAGTTTTGCCTCAAAATTCCACATAAGATTCGCGGAATGTTGCACATCCGGAAACTCACAACCCTTTGGGAAGTACAGCAGACTATCGTCACCACAAAAGGCTCCTTTGATTATTTTCTCCATCGGAAGCATCGAGGCCAAACATGCAGCAATGATCACAGTGTTTCCAATGAACGTCGTGACGTCCCCGCTCTTTCTTTGATACCAGATGCAAGTCTTGATACCTGCAGTATAATCCTTGAGGGTGGTCTTTCTATGCCCTTGCTTCCAAACTTCTCCCAAGAAGTCTTCAAAACCCAATCTTCGCCAGATCTCGTATTCTACTGCACAGTGAAATTCATTCTGAGATTTGTCGTATTTGGATATATCCAGCTCCAAGACATCCATCGGCACATGACTGTCAAGATCTCCGAAGAAATCCTCAATTTGCGCCGGTGTCTTTCTTGTGAAAAACAAAAATCTGCTCGAATCAACACTGTCCAGTAATTGCCTTGTAAGCTCACTAAACAACGGGCCAAATATCGCGTTGATCTTTTTTGAATGGTAC